AAACGACCTGACGAGCGTCAATTTCTCCAGCATCCGCCAAGGCGCGCTAGACGAGCGCGAAGTTTGGAAGGGCTTGCAAACCTCATTTTGCAAGGGCGTTGTGGTCCCGATGTTCGAGAGGTGGCTTGAGGTGGCGCTCCTCCGCCAGATCATCACGATCAACGGAAAGCCGCTCCGATTCGAGCGCCTCGAAAAATACAAAGCCGTATCGTTCACGGGCCGACGCTGGCCTTGGATCGACCCGGCAAGCGAGCAGAGCGCCAACGAGCGCGCCGTGTCGCAGGGATTCAAGAGCCGCTCCGAGGTCATCCGCGAAACCTCCAACCGCGACCCCGAGGACGTGTGGGACGAGATCGAGCGCGAAAACCGCGAGCTTCAAAAGCGTCGAATCATTCCGCTGGTGCCCGCAGGCTCCGCCCCTCCAGCGCCCGCGCCCGCTCCCGAGCCGTGACGAGCAAACGCGCACAAGACCGCCCGAGCGCAAGCGCATAACTTCGCGTCAATGTCCGTCCTCAACAAATTCCTCGCGGAGCCCATGCGGCGCGTCTTGAGCGTTGCAAGCGTGGACGCCGCAGCGCGAACCGTTGAGCTTGCGTTCTCCTCCGACGTGGAGCTGGAACGCTGGCCCGGAGTCGCGGAAAAACTTTCACACGCCCCGGGCGCTTGCGACCTCTCGCGCCTCAACGACCGGGCGAACCTCCTTTTCAACCACGACCCGGACGCAGTGCTAGGCGTGGTGGAATCCGCCAGAATCGACAGCGACGGATTTGGCCGAGCCGTGGTCCGGTTTGGAAAATCCGAAGACGCCGAGGAGGCATGGCAAGACGTGCAAGACGGCATCCTCACAAAGGTTTCCGTCGGCTACCGCATAACCGAGGTCAAGCTCTTGCAGGAAAGCGAGAACGGCCCGGACGTGTACGAAGTCCGCAACTGGCAACCCTACGAGATCAGCCTCGTGACAATCCCCGCCGACCCAACCGTCGGCATCGGTCGCAACCTCCAAACCAAAAATTTTATGAGCGAACAACACGCCCAAAACACGCCCGCGCAGCCAGCGCCCGCCGTGGCTCCGGTCGAGCCCAAAATCTCCATTGAAGCCGAGCGCAGCGCCGGACGCCAAGCGGAGCAGGACCGCGTGAAATCCATCCTCGCCGCTGGCAAGCAATACGGCATGAACGACGCCGCATTGCGCGCCATCGAAGAAGGCCGCACGATCGACCAAGCCCGCGAGCTTTTCCTTGAGGAAATGAACAAGCGGAACAGCCGCGTTGCCGACGGTGCAAAACCCATCGGGCTGAGCGAGAAAGAAGCCCGGAGCTTTTCTTTCGTGAAACTTCTTCGGGCGTTGATCGACCCCGCCGACCGTGGAGCGCACCAAGCCGCCGCTTTCGAGCTGGACGCTTGCACGGCAGCCGCAGACAACGTGACCCACAGGTCCCTCAAGGGAACCATGATCCCGAGCGACGTTCTTCTCCAGCCGCTCCTTGGACAACGCGGAACCAACACCATTTCGATTGCCTCCGCCGCAGGCTACACCGGCACCGCTGGCAACACCGTGCAGACCACGCTCTTGGCGTCGAGCTTCATCGACCTATTGAGGAATCGCACCGTCCTAATGCAGCTCGGAAGCGAGCTTGGCGGGCTTGTCGGAAATCTGGACATTCCGCGCCAGAGCACTGGTGCCGTTGGTTATTGGTTGGGAGCGGAGGACAACGACGCAACAAAGAGCGACATCGACTTTGGCCTTGTCTCACTCCGGCCCAAAACGGTGGCGGGCCTCTCAGAAATCACGCGCCGCACGCTCACACAGTCCAGCCTTTCCGTTGAGGCTCTGGTCCGCGCTGACATCGCACGCGGGCTTTCGCAAGCGATGGACGTTGCGGGCTTTTACGGAGACGGCACCGGAGGCGCGCCCGTTGGCATTCGCAACACGGCAGGCGTCAACAGCGTCTCCTTCACGACCGCAGCCAAGCCGACTTTTGCCGAGCTGGTGCAGATGGAAACCGAGATTGCCCTCGATAACGCCGACGTGGAAGCAATGGCATACGTGGCAAACGCGGGATTCCGTGGCTACGCGAAAACCACGCGCCGACTCAGCACGAGCACGGATTCCTTGGCCCTCTGGGAGCCCGGAAACACCGTCAACGGCTACCGCGCAGAGATCACAAACCAGATCACAGCCGGGCACGTTTTCTTTGGCAACTTCGCTGACTTCCTGATCGGCCTTTGGGGCGGATTGGAGCTAACCGTTGACCCTTACTCCGGCTCACGGTCTGGGAGGGTCCGCATCGTCGGAATGCAGGACGTGGACTTCGCCGTCCGCCGCGCCGCTTCCTTCTGTTTCGGCAGCTAAGCCTAGCGAGTTCATCACCGCCGCCTTGGCGCACACCCAGGGCGGCGACATGAGCCAGCAAGCCTCCTCTCCTCATGCCTAACGACTACCAGATTCCTCTAATTGCCGAGAAGCCCGACGGCACGCCGAGCAGCCTAAAAACCGACGCAAACGGGAGCCTCCGCGCAAGCGCCTCGAACATCACCACCAAATACCGCGAAAGCTTTGAGGTTTACGCGCCGAACACGCCCGGCTCGGATTGGGTGCAGGTCCTCGCAAACGGCGACATCGCACGCGCCGAGGGCAACGCGCTGGCGTGCTCGTATCTGACCATCAGCAAGAGCCCGCTTTTTGCAGGAACCGAGACGGTCATTGAAAACGTCAACAGCTTCGAGATGCCGCTTGAAGTGTCCATCGGCGCGCACCTTTCGCAGCGCACGCTCGGGCAGGAGTTCGCTCTGGAGATTGTTTCGCGTGATTCTCTCCCGGTTCAACCGGACATTGCGATTGCCAGCATTTCGCAGGCGACAACCGTGCTGACCGTTGTAACGGCCACAGAGCACGGGCTTGTTCCCGGCAAACGGATCGGCATCACCGGGTGTTCCAACCCGCTCGCAAATTATCCCGCGCTCATCGTTGCCCAGATCCCGACGCCTACGAGCTTTACGGCAACGGCAGGCCCCGGCGGAACCATCCCTTCGCAAACCATCGCCAACCCCGCAGGCGCGAAAGGCTTCGTATATTTCCGCCCCGCGCTGGGATATGCGAAGGACGGGACGAGCATCATCTTTGAGAACGCCACGGCCACCAACGCCTCAGCGTATATCCGCAGCGATTCGGGGGACTCGCTGCCCAGTGGCACAGCAGCCGGAAACCACTCGGCAACCATCCTGACGACCGCGAGCGTTCAGGCTCTCAACTCCACCGGCACCTACGCTTTCCAGCCGACCAACGACTTCCGCCTCGCGCTGATGGCCGACCGCGTGCAGTGGGCATCCACGCCGGTTGATTCCACCGCCGCGCTGACCGCGTTTGTGAACCGCTCGCAGGTTGTCCCGAACAACGCGAAAGCCTACGAGTTCCGCATCCGAGCGGCCAACAACAAGGCGCTCACCGTTCCGAGCGCGCAGATTGTTTCCGCAGTAAAGAGCGGGACCACAACGGCCACCATTACCACCGCGACCGACCACGGCCTTGTGGCTGGCGACGTTGTGGTCGTTTACGGCATCCGCGACCAAGCTGCCGCATCGTTTCCCAACCTTGTGACGGCGACGGCGGTGGGAACCGCGCCCACGTCGACGACGTTCACACTTGTTATCGGCACCGCCTCGACGGTGACGAGCTACGGCGGTTATGTCGCCAAGGTCCAAGGCGGAAACCTTATGTCCGCGCTCGGCGCGCTGACGATGGCCGCGCAGTCGGCGACGATTGCCTCCGGGATTCTGACGCTCGGTGGAAGCGCCGCGTGGTCCGGCGTGCTCATTGGGGATTTCGTCGAGCTTGTCGGGGTCCGCGACAACACCACCGGCGCCAGCCTAGGGATCGACGGCGCGTGGAGGGTGCGCGACATCGCAACAACAAACCTCGTTCTTGAATACGTTGGAGCCGGAACCGTTCCCGCCACGCTCACCACAACCAACTGCGGAGGCGGCGTCATCAAACGCACGGACCTGCGGATCTCGTTCCTGCGCGTGTTCGATTTCGAGCGCGAACGGGTGGAGATGATGGCCCGGCCCTCGGGCGACATCGCAAACGCCGTGCCCGTGGCGGTTAACAACGTGCCAGCCGTCACGGTTTCGTCCGGCACCGTAACCACGGTTTCGACAGTTTCGGCAGTTACATCGGTTGCGGCAGTTACATCGTCCAACCAAGGCATTCCCGGCTCTATCGCGGATGTTGCATCCGCCGCCCTGACGAGCACCGCGACAACGGCGGCTTTCACGCCGACGTTCGGTTGCTCCTACGAGGTCAACATCCCTGTGACTGCGGTCACCGGCACGAACCCTACCTTGGACGTGGGAATCGAAGAATCCGACGACGGCGGCACCAACTGGTTCAGGGTCTACGATTTCCCGCGCATCACCGCCACCGGCATTTATCGCAGCCCGAAAATCCCGCTGACAGGGAACCGCGTGCGCTACGTGCAAACCGTAGGAGGAACGACTCCGAGTTTCACGCGAGCAGTCAACCGCCTCCAGTGCTCGGACATGGCAGACCCTGTGCGGCAGATCGTGGACAGGGCCGTTGTTTTGACCACGCTCAACGCCACAACCCAGAGCGTCAATGTGCAGAACTGCCGCAACGCGCAGCTCGTTGTGAACATCGGGGCCGCGACCACCGCCCCGGCTCTCCAGCTTGAGGGGTCCGACGACAACGGCGCGACCTGGTATTCGCTCGGAACGCCGCTCACGGCGGTCGCAAGCTCCACGGTACAAACCAAGGTGGACAACGTGCAGGCCCAACTCATCCGTGCGCGTGTGAGCACGGCGGGAAGCGCAGTGACCGCCGGTTACGTGACCGTGAAAGGGTTCTAAGCCATGCCGCAACTGACCATCACCGACATATTCGCAAGCGACGCGAACGGGATGCGCACCGTGACAGGTTCGTGCAACGGCGTTGTGCGCCGAATCTCAATGCCAATCGCGGAGCTTGAACGCCTGACATTTGAGGAGGCGCAGGCGCGTTTCATTTCGGAGTTTCGCAAGCTCCTCGCATTGGACCCGAAGCCGTATCCGCTCCCTTTCTCCGAGTTCACCGTCGAGATATGACACTGGAGCAAGCACTAATCGCCGCAATCGGATCGGTGACCACCGCGCTTGTTTGGGTTGCCAAACTCCTCTGGGGGAAGTCGGAGCAATGCGAGCGCGACCGAAACGAACTCCGCAAGGAAATCAACAAGATGAAGGGGGACCACGGCCTAGCCGTTGGCACCCTCAAGGCATATGAAAAATGCCCGGCAGAGTCCTGCCCGTTTCGCCGCGCAACGCTGGTGGGGCTTTTGGTGGGCTCCGCCGTGCTTTTCCTCTTTGGCGCTTGCGCCTCGCAATGATCGGCTTCCAGTCCAGCGCCATTGTTCGCCAACTGCCGCGTCACGAGATACTCGGGCGGGGGCTTCCGGTTCGCTGGTGGGGCGAGTTTCTTCGTGACCTAACATGTCATTCCGCAATCGCCGGGCGGCTTGTCATCCCGGACGGGTTTCTTACGGACGGGGCCAGCGTGCCGCGCCCGGTCTGGGCGTTGCTAGCCAACTCAGACCCCGACCTCCTTTATCCGGCATTTGTTCACGACTACCTTTACGCCGTGCAGGGCGACCTCTACACAAAGACGCTGACCCGCCAGCAGTGCGACGCCGTTCTCGCTGAGCAAATGAAGGCAGTGGGCGCTCCCGCGTGGAAAGTCGCCACGGTTTACCGCGCCCTCCGCATCGCAGGCGGTCCAGCGTGGAGACACGACGACAGCGCCAAGCTTCAAAGCGTATGAGCAACCCAAGGGCCATCATTGCCGACATTGCAGCGCAGTATGTCGGGACGCGGGAAACCACGCCGAACCGTTTCGCCGGGGTGGATAAATTCTGGGCCGCGACGAACTACCCGGACGGCGGCAAAAACCGGGAGCCGTGGTGTTCCGCTTTTGCGTCCTATTGCGTGCAGGAAGCCGACCGGCAGAGCGCCGCAATCCGTTTGCGCGTCCCGCCCAGGTTTGCCGCCGTTCGCGATTGGGTGCCGTGGGCGCGCTCCGCCGGGTGCCTTGTGTTCTCCTCCACATCGACCACCTACACGCCCGAGCGCGGCGACATCGTGGTTTTTCTTCCGCGCCTCTCTCACATCGGAATCGTCGCCGGGTTCGCAGGGCGCGGCATCGTCGAGACCATCGAAGGCAACACCAACGCCGCAGGCTCCCGCGAGGGCGACGGGTGTTTCGAGAAATTCCGCAACCTCTCATTTTGCGGCTCATTCATTCGCATTCCTCCCCTCTAGCAAACGCGCACAAGACCCAGAGGGAAGGGCGCGCCTATCCTGCCCGCATGAAAATTGTTCAGCTTTTGAAAAGCCTTCTCATCGGCGGGGAACCCGTCAAAGCCGGTGAATCCGTCGAAGTCTCCGAATCCGTGGCCCGCGAGCTTGTGGGGCGCGGCGTGGCAGTTCCGGTCATTGCAAAGCCGCAGCCTGAGCCCGAGCCCGAGCCCGCCGAGGAGCCGAAGCCCCGCAAAAAGTAGGCCATGCCCGAAAAACTCGCGGCCTTTTTCACCGGGCTTGACGCGCAGACGGCAACGTTCACCGTGGGCGGGCAACCGCGCCTTGTGCAGTGTTTTTTCGACAACGCTTTTTTTGACCGTTCCGTCGGGGAAACCGTGCTCGACACGACCCAGCCGCGAATCACCTGCCAGATGGCAGCCCTTGCGGGCGTTGCGCGGGAGTCTCTGGTGGAGGTTGCGGGGCAGACGTTCTCCATCATCCAGATTCAGCCGGAGGGCACCGGCCTCGCAACCGTCACCCTTGCTCATGAGTGAGTTTCTCGAAGTCCGAGCCGACGACCTCGAAAAAGTCGCGCTCCTCGCCGGGCGCGTTCTCGACGAGAGCACTCGCCACGCGATGAAAATTGCAATTGCTCGCGTCTCGCGCTGGGCCGGAAACGAGGTGCGCCGCAAGGTAGCCTCCGCCGTGAAAGTCAAAGGCGGCGTCATCAAGGGCCGAATGTATGTCGGCGTCAGTGACAAACAGGGCCGCGTGTGGCTTGGCCTTTCGCCAATCAAACTGAACCGCCTGAATCCACGCCAAACCGCATCCGGCGTCACCGCAGGCCCGGCCAAGCGCCCCGGGGCGTTCATCATCGAGAAATTCGGGGGCAACGTGTTCGAGCGCAAAGGCAAGGCGCGTTTGCCCATCCAAAAAAGCGCCGGGCACGACATCGAGAACGAGGGCTTTGCCGCAATGAACGCCGTCAAAGAGCAGATCGGGCCGCGCCTCCTCGCGGAATTCGAAAGGGCCTTGAAATGGGGACGCCAGAAGTAAACCTGACCAACCTTCACGCCGCGATGAAAACGGCCTTTGTGGCCGCGTTCCCCGGCGTCTCCGTGGACTACTACGACCGCCCCGGCGAAAAGCTGACGGTCCCCGCAATCCGTTTTGAGCTTGAGCAAATCGCACCGGCAAACCCCTACGACACCGGAACCGAGCAATTGGAGGTCGAGCTCCGATTTTCCGCCGAATGCGTTTCCACCTACAAACAGGGCGGGAAACTGGGCGTGCGACTCCTCGCCGCGCAGGTTGCTAAATTCGTTCAGGGGAACCGATTCAGCAGCCCGCTCAGCCCGGGGCGTTTTGCGAGCGCCACGCCCGAGACGTTCTCGGAGGAATACGAGACCTTTCGCGTGGAGTGGTCGCACACGGCATTTTTGGGCGCGTCCATTTGGGACGGCGCGGGCGTCGTGCCGACGCAAATCTTCCTCGGCGTGGCTCCTTACATCGGCGTCCCGAACGAGCCCTATTACCGCCGCATCATCCCGCCCGAATGAGTGCCGCACGCATCGGAGAACTCGAGCGCCGCCTTGCCAACGTGACCAGGGCGGGGACGATCCTTGAGGCGGATTATTCCAAGGCCCGCGTGCGCGTGAAGCTGGGCAAAAACACAACGGCTTGGCTTCCGTGGGTCTCCTCCCGCGCTGGCGGGGATAAAACGTGGCACGCTCCCGAGGTTGGCGAGCAAGTGCTCGTTCTCTCACCGGCGGGGGACTTGTGCGCGGGCTTTGTCATCGGGGGCGTTTACAAACAAGACAGCCCCGCCAACGCAGACGCCGCGACAGTCTCCCGAACGACCTACGCAGACGGGGCAGTTGTCGAATACGACCGCGCCGCGCACGCCTACGCAATAAGCATCCCGGCAGGGGGCAAAGCCACG